TAAAATAACCCGATAACAATATTAATATTATCGGGTGTAAATCTTATATATTTAATTATTAAAATAATATAGCATAAATATATTATAAAGTCAATTTTATTTTTGGGCTTGACAAATATTAAAAACTGTTTATTATGTTAAGCATAAACAATAACAAAAATGTATTGAAATACGCTATTTTGTATTTATAAACAATAACATCGGATGTATTGAAATATACTTTTTGTATTTCTTAAATAGTAACGCGCGGCGTATAAAAAAGAGGGCTTTAAGCCCTCTTTTAATCCAACCACTTAGACCGCTATTCTTGTATCCAAACGTCTATTATTATGTTATCACTATCGCAATTTATGACGAATGACGTCGAATGTTCAACATCTATAGATGCTACATAAGTGCAATTATCTTGACTTTCTTCGCAAGACATACAAGTCTCGCCTTGCTCATCATAATCCTCAAAGGCTTCACATATATCTGTATCAAAATCATCTATATTCCTACCAATAAAATTTTTTAAATTAGCAAGAACACCAACTTTTGTTATTCGTGGGTCATCTTTTTCCCATGTCGTTTTTAATATATCGCTATCTAACACATTATACGCATTTTCATCTTCGTCAGTATATATATAATCGTTAGAATATAGAGTACAACATATTCTATCTATTTCTTTTATTTTATCTTCGCTTTCTGCGAAAAAATAGATGTCTGTTGCATATTCATACTCCACATCGCAGGGGCTATAATTTTCTTTCCTAGCTTTAACACTGTATCCGTCATTCGACAAAATAGCCGCCCCTTCTTCGTAATTTTTTCTTTCAATTCGTTTAGACTTATCATATCGTTCTTACTTCCTTTCTTTAATTGTTTACAGTTGGTAAATCTTTCGTTTTTCCCGACGTGTTTTACTCAACAACTTCCCAGCTGCTGCCATATCAAACTCACTAGAATATCTGTTTAAGACATCCGCCAATTCCTGGAGACTCTTGGCTTCCTTAATGCCTTTCTTGTATTCTTCCCACGCCTTGAGATATTCGGCGAAATTGTCGCCGGTATAATCTTCTTCTATCGTCTTAAAATTCGTATCCCTTCATTCTTCCCGCTAAAGTAGGGGTAAAATGTGTATTATATTTTTTGTCAAAATCTTGAATATATTTTATTATATCCTCGTCAAATTGGTTCATAACTTCTTCGGTTTTTTCCTCGGCTTCCTCGTATGTCATTCCCTCTAACTCGTAAAGATAATCGTTTGATGTGTCATCATCAAAACTGTAGGTGTATTCTATCCTCGGCAGTCCTGCCTTACTCAAATAGTCGTTAATGCTCTCTCCTGTTGAGCAATTGCTTAGCAACTCCCCAATCGTCTCGGCATCACCGGACTCAGCGTGAAAAACGCTGCTTCTGTTCCTATGGATATAGTGCCTATCTCCGCACAATTGTACTATTGCTTGTGCCTGTTCTTCTGTAGCACCATTAAGCACAGCTAATTCAGCATTTTCATAGTTCTTTCGCTGCGCGTAAATCTCTTTGCCTTCGCGCATTTCTTTTGTTATTTCCATATTATTCACCTTCCAGCCTTTCGGCTGTCCTTTCTTTTAATGTATCTTAAGTATATACCAATAGTGTTACATTGTTAACACCCTTTTTAGTGTTATTTAAAAATATTTTATTTTTTCGTCGTTGGTTGGTACTACCTCTAAAATGTCGTTTGGCTGGCATCTTAATATAATACATAATGTATTTAAAGTTTTTGTATTAATGTCACTCCTGTTTCTTAGATTCTGCATTGTGCTTTCACTTAATATCTTCTCTTTCCTCATTCTGTTAGCGGTGTAGCCACGCTGTGCCAGCTCTTTTAATACATCTATTTTATATGTAATCATTTACAAGCTCCTTTCTGTTTTGTTTTTACTATTATATATAAAATATTGCAGTTTTGCAACACTTAAAAACAAAATTTAAAAACATCTTAAAAGGTGTTGACATACACCTTAAAAGGTGTTATTATTAAGCTACAAAATAAATAAGGCGGTCACTCCTACCAAGAACGAACCGCCACCAATCAAAAAAAGAAAGGTAAGCCGATTATATCGCAATCGGCGAAATGGTACAAGATTATGACAGTTTACAGAATTAAAATCGCAGGCACAGAATACAACGAAGATTACACATTCACAGAGCCAGCAGAGGGCAACGTAAAAGAAGAGGTTGCCGCTATTCTGGAAGAGATGAAAAAAGGAAATATTGACAGCTTAGAAGTTAAAAAGGAGGCTTAAAACTATGAGAAAAGAAACAGCAGAGCAGAAAGAAATAAGAATATTTAACATTTATAAAAAAGACCTTGAAAAGTTAGGGAAAGAACACGGACAAATAAGAATGAATTGTATTGAATATGTTTGTAGCTTTCCAAAAATTAACCCTTTTAAAATGGCTAAGACCTTAAAAGATGACGGATATAATATACTTTTTGATGACTCTAGCATAAGCAGAGCAGAGAACGAAAAGAAAAGACGAAAAGTTGAAAAAATTGCATAATTAACAAGGCTGGCACCTCTGGGGTTCGATTCCCCGGCTTGCTAAAATAAAAGAGAGGAAGTACAATGTGCTTCCTCTCTTACCATTCAAAATAACACTCACCTAAAATTATACAATGGCAAATGCCTCTGTTATAATAGCATTAAAATATAAAAAAGTAAAGGAGATTTAAAAAAAGATGGCAGGATATTATAAAAATCAAATGAGTAACAACGCCGTTTGGGCGTATTCGCAAGGTGAAAAACCTATGTATAAGTGGACTAAAACCGCTATTTTAGAGGAAATAGACAACATTTTTTGGCACGCAGACAAAGAAAACAGAATAGAATTTAAAAAGATGACACTTGAGGAATTAAAAGATAATTTTCTGGTGTGGTCTTCCTGGCATCATACAGGAAAAATTTACAATGAAACAGATTTTTATTGTATAGAAGAAAGTGCAGTATTAAACTTTACAGTTAAAGAATTCAATAAAATTATATCTAACAGAAAAAAGAAAACGTATACAAGAAGAACTGCGGCAGAGTTAGAACAGATTAAAGTAGAAAAAGAAAAAGATATATTGCTTACCGAGAGAAGCGAAGAACTTTATAGAAAATTATATATAATTTCTATATATAAATCAGATTTAAAAACCTTTAAAAGTTTAATAAACAAGTTTTTGAATGATAAAATAAATATAGAAAAAGATTTTGCCGAAAGTGTAGAAATCGCAAGGCAAAAAGAAGAGCATAGAATAAAATGCTGGCAAGGAGATGTAAACGACTGGCACAACAAAGAGGGAATTGTTGATTTGTACTATAAAGACATAAACGCTTATGTCTTAAGAATGTGTGGAATTAAAGATTGTGATATGAATAAAAAGTTTTTGAAGCAGATAAAAACAAAATTAGCGAATTAGCTTTTGGGGAGTGTACAGGTTGCGCTCTTTTGGCTTGCTCTGGTTTGACTGGTTCGATTCCAGCCGCAAGCATTAAGCATATATTATATGTTTTTCTTTGCGTACCTTGAAAAATTAATACAATGATGCTATGCTTATATATAAGGCTTTTTAGGTGTACAAGTGTACCTAGTTGGGCGGCGTGCGTTCTGGAAAACCCGCCAAAACTGGCGACAGCTTCCACAACTTGTAAGGGCATATTATACCCATTTTATACAACGCTGTTAAAGACGTTTTAAGGTGTGCAGGTATTAACCCTTGCAATTATGCACTTGTAAAATAAAACCACCGTACAAGTTAAACTGCAAAGCCACAACGCCAAAATAAACGCGAACCGCAACCGGTCAAGTCTATATATAGTGCTTTACCATACTAAAGTTTTTCATCAATTTTTCAGGGCAAATCTGAACAAAATCGGGAACAAAAATTGAAATTCTGTGTAACCGATTTTTGGATTTCAAAATTGCATATGACGGGGGTATTTGAAACGGCGCATTTAAAATTTTTGAAAAAATTTTTCATTTTTTTAAGTAGGATTTGAACGAAATCTGCACCAAATTTTGGAAATTGTCAAAATCGAAATTACGAATATAAAAGAGAACCCCACGGAGGTAGCAAAAAAGTTGCATTATATTCCGTGGGGTTTAAATTAATCTATAAAAATAATCGGTTTATCGTCATCAAAAAGATTACTAACAACTTCCTGTCCTTTATCCACTAAGTAACAAGAAACTTTCTGGAATCGCCTAAGCCCTTTGACGATTTCATATTTGTTATTAATTCTATATATAGTTCCTGCAAAATTGCCTTTATTAACAGGAATATAAGATTGCATAGCAAGTGGAGCTGATACAGGCTCACTAAGTTCCTTAAGCTCTATAATGTCTACCGCTTCAATTTTACATAAATCACCATATTCACCCAATGATGGATATACCGGTGGGTTTAGTAAAGCATGGTATATATCATCTATGTCACTATCATTAGATTTGATGTATATAGTTGTGTATAAATCAACTAACATCAAATGATATTTAACCGTATTAACCCATCCGGTGTGGCTTCCGTCTGTATAATCTGTTATAATATCCCAACGCTTAAGCATTTCATCACTAACTTTGTTAAAACGCTTACCACCGTGCCATTCTTTCTGTGTTTTGGTATTGTAAACGCCCTTGCCAGTAACGAAATAATCTAATTTATGATACTTTTTCCATTGACACATTGAATGGATAAATCCATTAACTGTGCTGAACGGCGGTAAAGGATAGCAATCCGCACCTCTTGGTGCTGATGGATTGTTAAATCTAGCCATTTCTTGATACATTTTTAACCTTATAACTCTCATAACAAAACCTCCAAAATAAAATAAGTTGCACCTATACAAAAATGTATCAATGCAACTTTCCACTATGGTTCTATTAAGGCAAAATGATATAATAGTTATCTATTATTTACATCTATTAAATAATAGCATTTTTAAGTATTGTTGTCAATACAGCATTCTTCTGTATGTACTAATGCTTTGCTTGCATACCGACATTGACCAAGCTCATATATCAACAATTCCTTTGTCATAGTCGGATTAGTTTTTTTGAATTATCTTTAACAACTCATCAATACTCATTATCCTACTCTCCTAGCTGCTCCTAAAACCATATCAACAATATCAAATACTTCATCGCCATAAGTTGCTACAAAATCACACAATATCTCTTCCTGCTCGATAGGTAAGTAAACATCATAGGACATACAGATTGCGTGGCATACTTCGTGTATCAGCACTTTGCGTTGCATAAATCCACGCAAGATATTCGACAGATAAATTGTATGTGTATTTCTATCTGTCACACCTAGTACAGAAACATTGTCTGACCGCTTTAATTCACTTGAATTTGAATTTTTATATTGCACTTGCCACATTGTGCCATTAATGCTAAAAACCATCTGTATGCTCCTTTCTGAATAAAACAGGCTATGAATATTGCTACTCATAGCCCTTAAAATCATATCTTAGATACAAGAGTACTTAACTTCGTTTTAAGCAAGTTCTTCTCTTCTGCCGACATATCAGCCACCATACCTGTAATATCGCTTGCAAGTTCCTTAGTGTAGCTGTCAAGTGACTTCATCTTGTGTTCCTTATCTTCTGGCGTGTTATTCTTGTGCATTTCCTTAGTCTCTGTATAGTTTCTCTTTGCTCTATCATAGCCGCTTTCGTTCATTGGCTCTGTATAGTACATCTTGCCATAATCCCTATCCATATCCCTCATATGCTCTGATTCTGGGTACATGTGCATATAAGGCGGTTCTTCATATCCTCTACGATATGTTCCTTTACCTTTCGGTGCAAATCTTCCATCTGCATAGCGGTAGTGGTCATAGTATCTTCTGTCCGGATAATCTTCGTACTGCTCAAGCATACGCATAATATCCTCATTATCTTCAGACTTTTTCATCGCTTCAACAATGTTATAGTCCTTGTCAAAGCATACGATGTTCTTTGCAATCTCCGTCCAATCCTTGAGATCATCAAGGTTTTGTCCTTCAAAATTCTCAATTCCGATGCCGTCAACTTTAGCCTTGACGCATTCCATTATCTGTTTAGCCCATTTGTGCATATGTTTTTACCTCCACAATCTAATATAATTTGTTCTATATCGTCTCTTTTATTTACCAATACTTCTTTCAATAAAGTTTTATACTCTATTTTTTCATCTCTTGATATTTGCCTTAAATCAGTTTCCTTTCCTTTGTAGTGAACTCTACAAAACCCTTTCAAATTCATAGCAATCTCAAAAGGAAGTTCTAAATCACAAATCCTATGGTGCATAATTCCATATTTAAGATTATACATCTCACATAATTCACTTAACGTCTTTCTTTCTCCGCGGTAATCGATATAAATATTTCTGCTTGTATTATTGCATTGCTCTTTTTGCGTAATCCAACGACAATTTGACGGTTCATAATTTCCATTAAAATCTATTCTATCTATAGATAAATTCTCTTTGTACCCATTTTTTATAGACCAATTATAAAAATTTTGAAAACCGCCTTCTCCTTGCCATTCATCACATACTTTGACGCCTTTAGCACCATACCACTTATACGCCTTATCTTTTCTGTTTTCACATCTTCTTCTCATTGAACACCAAACCTCGAACAATTTGCTGTTACTCATATTATGCGTAGTCAGTTCATTTATATGGCGATTTCGATTTTCATTGTTGAGACACCCACAGCTTTTTGTATATCCCCCTTTGAGTTTTGAACTTTCAACAGTTGTTTCTTTTCCACAAACACATCTACATTTCCAATATACTTTTTTACTATTATTCCTATATACTCTTTTAATAACTGTTAGCCTGTTAAATGTCTTGCCTGTCAAATCATCAAAATTATATGCCGTCATTCCTTTTTTAAAAGCCATCTTTCAATCTCCTTTATACGTATATACTTATTTACGTATATTATAACAATTTTGCATATTTACGTCAATACGTATTTATGGTATACTGTTAAAAAGGAGGTTTTGCAATGTCTAAAATCAAATTCACAACCACAATAGAAAGCGAATTGTTGGAAAAGATTAAAATTCAAGCAATCAAAGAGCATCTTTCTGTATCAGCAATATTAGAAAGACTTATTATCGAATACTTATCAAGCTTGTCTAGTAACGATTAAATTAGAATTCTGCACTTCAATAGCCTGTGTAGATGTATTCTGTACCGCTACTGTACTGCAACAGCCACAAGGTACATCAACGTATGCCTGTGAACTAATATTCTGTAAATTTTGTGCTGCGGCTGGTGTTACAATCATTCGTGTTGACTGCAAAGGCTCTCCGTCAACCGCGATTGCAAGTGAAATTTCTCCAACTGTACCGCCTGTCGGTATCTGAATATTACCGCTATAAGATACTAAAAATCTAGCCTTGCATTGATTTGTAATACCTCTTAATTTGATAATTCCGCTTCCCTGTCTGTGGACTATACATTTGCTACCACATACTGGTGTTTCTGTAAATGCCACATCTTCTCCAGCAGCAACGGTTTGTAATACAATTCCTGTTATTTCCATTATCTTTACCTCTCTTTCATAAAAAATAAGGGCAAACATTACAGTCTGCCCTTTGATTATAAGTAATACTGCTTAGCAGACATAATCGAGTTAAACTCAATTAAGATACTCAATTATTAAGTTTTAGCATCCACAACCTGTATTGCAACCACATCCATAAGCATAAGCGTTAGGATTAGGCACAACATAAGCTGGAATAGCTGTAGGATTTACAGAGTTGATAATCTGCTGTGTCTGAGCTGCCATCTGAGTTGTAAGAAGTGCGTTCTGTCTATCCTGTGATGCGGCTCTGCGTAAATCGTTGTTCTCTGCTGTAAGTGTTGCTATCTTATCATTTGTTAAGAAATCAAGGATAGCTCTCGTTCCTGCCTGCTGGCTGTCGATAATATCTCTTGTGTTGTTACACATTGTGTTCTGTAAGGCACAAGTGTTAGTAGCCATGTTGTAGTTTACACCCTGAATGGCTTCTCTTGTCTCACAGCAGCAGTTAGCAAGCTGTGACTGTAATGCGTTAGTATTCTGCATATTAGCGACTGTATCAGCGTTAATAGCCTGCTGTATGCCGTAGCCTGTCTGCATGATATTTGTGTTAATGCCATTAAAGCCAGTAAGCATACTGTTGTTCATAGCGTAGAAGCCATCGCATAAGCCGTTTGAAATGCCGTCTAACTTGCTGATAACTGCTGAATTATCAAATCCTCTCTGAATATCAGCCTGTGTAGCAGCTGTCGCAACATAGCCGCCGCCATTGTTGCCACCAAAACCGCCAAATCCGCCATTGCCCCATCCAAAGAGTAATGCGAATACAACGATTATCCAAAGCCAGCCGCCGTCAGCCCATCCGCCGTTATTGCCGTTGCCGTCAATATTCGCAACTAATGGTACGCTGGCACAATTTGAGTTTGAAAACATATTGTTACCTCCTAAAAATATATTCATAAAGATGTCACCTAGGTAATTTGCAAAGACATCTAATATGCTACTAATTACCAAATCTGCTTTTTATCTGATTAAATACATCATCTGCATTTAATCCCTTTTCTTTGCATAAATTTCTAGCCATTTGCTCTATGCCTTGCATATTGCCCCGCTGTGCCATCTGCATAGTATTTTTCATCATAGGATTGCTCATAATCTGATTATTTCCCATCATCTGCTGTATAAACTGTTGTGGACCAGCTTTCATCATCTGAAAAATGCTAATTGGGTTCATTCTTCATCACCGCCTTTGCTTTGAGTTCTTGAAGTTTTTCTTTGCGTTCCTAAAGATTTATCAAATCTATCTTCTAACTGTCCTATCTTCTCTGATAATTCTTCAAACTTATTCAGGAATAGCTGTGTGCTTTCGTCTGATAGGGTAAATTTAGCGTTTTCTGTATTAGCCATAGAATTTACTTCCTGATTATCTTTAGGGGCTGTATAAGGCTTATACACAATCGTGTTAATAGTTCCGTCAGCATTCCAACCCTTAACATAAATCTCCGACATATCCTGCTTTGGGAAAAATGCCATCGAGCCATCCATAGGTACTTCATTGGCGTTAATATTTTCAACTGCTTGCACCACCCTGCCATTAATGCCTGCTATCTGCTGGGGCATAGCCTGTTGATTTGCTAAGGACATTTGTGTCCCTGCCACTGGCTGTTGCAAGCTCTGCTGATAATTTTGCAAAAAGTTCATTCTATCCATATATGGATTTTGAGATTGCATATAAGAATTATTCATCATAGGCACTGCTTGATAAGGATTGTTCATTGTCTGCCTCCTCTAAAACTTCTTCGATTGCGTGGATAACAAGAGATAATGTTACTAAGTCAAGTTTTTGTAATTCTTCTTTGCTTAAGATTTTTTCTCTAACTTCATCAGAAAACATTCGCACTACCTCTCTTTCTGACTTAATTTTGACATAAAAAAAGACGCTTATAGCGACACATAATAGACATGTGTACGACATATAAGCGACATTGTTAAAATTATGCAATTATTAAAATGTGATAAATACGGCATTAGCACTTCCTATATGCCATGCCCATGGCATTAAGTTTCTGCTAAAAATTCTTTAACTGTATTTCAATATTTCCATTGACTATAACAATCCTATCTATTATAGTCTTAAGTATCATGTTTTTTTGTTTCTTGTCGGCCTTATCCCAAATGTCGGCAAGTTTTTTTATGTTCTCATAAACAAACTCCTTTTTCTGTGTATTGATTGCGTTTTTGCTTTCGGTGGCAATGTTTGATTTCATTTCTTTAATCTGCGATTCAAGTTCCTTAATCATTTCCAAGACAGTATCATTTCCATCAGCGTATAGATTATATAATCTTTTCAACTTAATCTGCTCTTTTTCAAGCTGTGATTGCATAATTTCAAGTTTTGTCGCCTTCTCTTTTGGCTTGTAAGATGATAAATCAAGCGATATTTTAAGGATTTCCTCTTCTACTTGCTTTTCTATTTCATCAGCCCATTCAAGCGAATTATTACAGCTTGCATTATAATTAGGCAGATATGAAAGTGATTTATTTCTTGAACAGCAATAAATCTTGTGCTTTTCACTACCCCATTTTTGATAACGCATTTTGCAACCGCAAATGCCACAATAACATAATCCAGTCAGTAAATTAGGTTCGGTTATGCAGTAAGCTTTTGCTGAACACCTTGACTTTCTTAGCTCTAATCCAAGTTCAAACCTATCTTTATCAAAAACAGCTTCATGTTTGCCCTGATATATTTTACCCTTGTATGGTATCATTCCAATATTAACAACACTGGTCAAGATACTTCTAGTAACTAATTCAGATTTAAAGCCACAAATTTCTTTAATTTTCACATCTGAATAGCCGGATATGAACAATTCAAGACCTTTTCTCGCCTGTTCCGCATGTTCTGGAATAGGTATTAATATGCCTTGTTCCTTGCTGTAGGAATAACAATAAGGCAAGTTGCCTCCGCCGAACCAGTAGCCTTGTTTTACTCTTTCTAGCATACCGCCACGCATACGCAACATCATAGTATTTTTATCAAGCTGTGCAAATACAGCCATCATTTGAGTATATGCCTGTTCCATAGGACTATCATAATTCACGCTATCGTGAACACATTTAAACATGACATTATACTTTTGAAACACTTTCTCGATAAGATATATCCCATCAATCATATTTCTTGATAATCTGTCAAGCTTAAAGGCTACAACACAGCCTACTCTCTTACGACTACAATCATTTACAAGCCTTTGAAGTTCTGGTCTATCCATGTTCGTACCTGTATAACCATCATCAATGTACCAATCTGTTATCACAAGCTCATTTTTTCTGCAATAGTTTTCAATATCCCTTTTCTGGCTATCAAGTCCATTACCCTCAACAGCCTGTTTTTCAGTGGATACTCTCATATAAGCAACACATTCCATATTTTTCTCCTTTATAAAAAATGTGCCGCATTTATCACATTATGCGACACATTGTAACACATATTTACTTATTGTCAATTATCTCTGCAATTATCTTTAGTAAGTTGTCTGAAAGTGTTATGTTTTCTGTTTTCACATTCTCTCCGTTTTGAGTAACCTTAATCATTATATCCCTCCAACTTACTTATTTTACTTTTGATTTTGATTATCTTGCGATTAATTGTCCTATCACACACGGACAGCCGCATAGCAATTTCTGTAATGCTTCTGCCTTGCGATAGCAACTTGAATATTCTCAATTCTTCTTCTGTAAAATTGGCATTTTTAATTATCTCATCAAGTTCCGGCTTAGTCAGTTCTGAAAACTTCATAAGCCAATCTCCTTATTTAAACTTAATATGTTCTATTCCTGTTTCTTCGTATAACTGATTAACAAGCTCCTCTGCTGTGAATAATCCGTCATTATAGTTATCTATAAGTACTTTAAGTTCTCTCTGCACTTTTGTTAATCTCTGTTGTCCGAAACCGAACTTATCGTGTAGTACCCACATAATTAATATCAATGCTGATTCAAAATTTTTCTTCTGCTGTTCATTGCTAATTCTGTTCATCTGAACACGCAACATTTGTTCCTTAAACTTTTTCTGTTCTACCTTGCTCATATTTTCACTTCTTTCTTAGAAATTGATTGTCGTATCGCCAGTAGTGCTTGCTATTATCATTCTTGAGGCTTTTACCCCTTTCATAGTCTGTCTGCCAGCATTTCTGGCATAATTGCCCTTGTGGTCTGTCAATAGGTTCTCCGCAACGATAACACAAGTGATTTTCTTTGCGATATTCTTTTATATTTTGCCTATTTTCAGTTCTTTTTCTGTGAATAGCATTATCTTTATTCTGACATGTAAAACACTTTGCTTTGCCCTTAACAGCTTTAGCCTTGCCACATCTAACACATATGCCAGCTTTTCTACGTTCAGCATATAAGTTTTTTGAATACTGTTTAAATGCTTCATTGTTTTTCCTTCGCTTATCATCACTTAACGGGTGATTAGCTCTATATTCAGCCTTGTTAGCCAAACATTCCGGACATATCTTTTCATCGCCCACAAGTTTATTTTTGCGGCATTCCGGGCAAATTTTAAATTGCTTGCAAAGTTCTCTAGTTTCTCTGCTGTAAGCCGTTTGTTTCTCCCTACACTCTTCACAATAAAAGCCTTTTCTATCAAGTGGCTTGCCACATTTAGGACACAATCCATTCTCACGGCGGTAATTATATAATTTCTTCTGTGGACTAATTGGCGTTGTTTCCACTAAAAATCAACCTCTCATTCTGTCAATTCTATCTTGTACCTCTTTAGGTGCTTCAATATAGCCCTCTAAATCTTCTTTTTGACCGATAAGGTTGCTATTTTTGTCATTAAGTGTATTTATACCTCTTTGGAATTTTTGCTCGATTTGAGCCTTATACGAATTTGCATTCGTCTTTTCGATAAGTGATTTGATACTGTCTGGCATACGTTTTATTTCATTCGCACGCTTAACAACTGTTTCGTAAGTTCTTAGAAAATTTGATTGTATTACTGTCTCTATCGTCTGATAATCTGATGTCGCCCAGTTTTTAAGGTTGTCTGGCATACCAACCGCCTGTCTGACAAGTGGCGGTAGCTTGTTAAATTCTTCAACTGCCCCATATGTGCCATTCCGTAACGCTTTGCTGACTAACCCCCAAGCTGCCATTCCGTCAAGTTCCTGCGGTTGTGATATAGTCTGTATTTTACCTATCAACTGTCCTATACTTGGAGCAAATCCGCTTATATCAGAGTTGATGTATGCTTTAAGTGCAACTGACACTTGTTCATAACTGTAATTATTCAGCATCATATTCCACACATCTACTGTTTCGGATAAGTTGTTAGGCTTGTAGTTAGGGTAGCAATCACACATAATGCGGATGATTTTAACTGTTTCTTCTCTTGTCATTGCCATCTCCTTTCAGTTGATTAGAAATAGTATCTAATTTGTCGCATATAATAGCACTATTAATCGCTATTGTTCTTAAAAGTGATTCAACCCTTCCGTTGTGCGGATAATCGTATCTGAAATTAATTCCATTAAGTGTATCATCTAATCTGCTCATTCTTACTGCCCCCTTTTTTACACATTACCCCAGTCAATAGCACCCTTATTGAAAATCTGATTGCCTTGCTTATTAGAATTATCTTCTTTCAATTCAAACAATCCTTGCCAGCAATGGTCTACTGACTGATTAAGAATTTTAACAGCCAAGTCATTATCTCCACCAGACAGCTTTTCAAGAGTATTCATAGCCCTATGTAATGCCTTGTCAGTGCATATAGGCTTTTTAATCCTCTTACGCATTGTCACATACTCGTTGAATGCTTCATCAAGCAATTCATCATCGGGATAATAACTTTTCTTTTTGGATATTACGTTAGTAATATCTTTTTCCGTATTCTTATCTTCTTTAATTTCTTCCGTTCTTTCATTCTTACTTTCTTTTAATATAGAGCTTGTTAATAGAATGTTATCTGTTTGTTGATTGTTTGTTAAGTTGCTTGTTATTTGTTTGTTATCTTGCTTGTTATCCGTTTGATACAAATTGTAATTAACCACAGTAAATATCGTGAATTTGTTTGTTGCTTTGCTTGTTATTTCGCCTGTTAATTGTAAGTGCTTTAGCGAGGTACGAATTTCCATTACAGACAAATTAGTTTCTTTTGATAATTCAGATATTGAAGAGGGGAAAGACCCTCTTTCAATTATCTTGCCTTTATAATTTCCATCTTTCCAATAGGCACTTATCAACATATACATAAAAAGTCTGAATGTATTAATATCGCTCCACCATTCCCACTTTAAAATCTTTCTGTCAATTTTAATAAAATTGCCTGCCATAATTACCTCTTCAAGTTCTGTCACATTGTTACTTCACTAAATCGTTAATGTTAACCCTAAATCCGTCAAATTCCTTGCCTTTGCTCTTGATGTAAGCTGTTGTATCAAAGAACATCAAGTTGCCACTATTGTCCGTTGCCATACTTACACCATTTCTTGTAAGACTGCCTTTGAGTAGGTCAAGTAAAATCTGTATTTCCTGCTTTGCTTCGTCTTTCATACTGTATCTCCTTGATTGATGTTCAAGTTTTTAAACATAGCACACATAACATCTACCACAATGCTGTTTCCGAATTGCTTATACAACTGCGTATTACTGTTTACTGCTGCCATTTTGTCAATATCTTCATCAGATACACCCATCAGCCGTCCACACTCTCTCGGTGTTAGCTTTCTAATACGATAGACAGTTCTATCTGACGGATTATCAGGGTTTCTTCCACGCATAGCGACTATCTGACTTTCAAGTATTTTCGGTTCTCGATTACCGCCTTGCATTGTACTCAATGTCGGACTGCACCCCCTCACGTCATAGATTCTGCCAGTTTGAGGATTACTGAAATTCTTTTCCTCGGCTATGTTGCCTATCTGTATCACTTCCATAACACTTCTCGGTTCCTTATATTCTCTTGCTGTAATTGATGGCATTATGTCCGTGTAAGTTCTCCATTTTCCGTTTTCAAGCCCTCTTTGACTACCGTCTAAGATTATTTGTTCCATAAATACTACTCCTAAATCGTGTTTTTCAGCTTTTACACATCGGGAAATCCTCCCCCCTCAATAATGCCTTTTTGAAATCTGTCTGAAACTTCTGTATATATGCTTCCTAATACTTCCATTCAATCACTCCATTCATAGATTGATTTCCAAAACCTTTATAATCCCTTGCCATGAGAGTTGTTGCAATATCAATCTGCTTTTCAATCTGCGTTGCCTGATTGCTTAACAACAAGGTTTCCGTCTGACCGCAAGTTTGATATTCCGCAGTCATACCTTGCCTTGATACAGTTTGCAACTTCTCTCTGCTGTGGCTTATTGATTGTTCCGTCAACGCAAGTCTGTCTGTCTGTCTGTCAAGATTGTGTTGTGGTAATGTGCCGTTGTCAATAAGCTGTTTTATCAGCTTGTCAGCCTTTTCATTGTTGATGTAATACTTTTCATCTACATTATCCTCGAGATAGTCTTTTAACTTCTTTTTGAGTGGTATAGGCTGTGGGAAATGATAATTGTACTCGCCCAGGAATGAAAACATAAAACATCTTTCACGATTTTGTGCTACACCATAATTTTTAGCATTCAAGTCTTGATAGTAATTTGTGTAGCCAAGGCTTTCAAGGAAATCTAGCCATTTTCTAAAGTCAGGCATATTATCCTGGCTATGTACTTGTGGCACGTTCTCCATGAACAAAATCTGTGGCAATTCTCCGTTGCTATCTCTGATTTCTGTTAGTATTCTCTCAACTTCCCACAACAGACCCCTTCTTGTACCGCTGCCCTTAGACATTCCGGCTTGTTTTCCGGCAACTGATAAATCCGTACAAGGGAATGAGTAAGTAAGTGAATGCATTTGTGTTGCAGATATTCAAATCTTCTGCATGAACCTTAGTTATATCCATTGTGGGAAAATCTGTGCCATGCACTGCGTTATAGCTTGCTATGGCATACTTATCAAAATCCACAACTCTGTAATGCTCAAATTTAGCGCCTATTCTCTTTAGTGCCATTGCCTGACTTCCGTAGCCGGCGAATAATTCTATCAAGCGGATAGGCTTTGTAATGCTAATTGGTTCTCTTGTGAAGTCAAATATAGACATTTGATTATCACAAGAATAATTGTTAAAATTCATAAATCTACCGAAAGGAAACCTCAGTTTTATGTCGC